TACGATGTTGTTCGCAGCAGTGTCAGATGATTTTGCATCTGTGGTTTGCTCTCCGAGCAGGTTTTCAGTCATGCTCCGTATACCCTGTCGAAAGCCATTGCATCCCCTAGCTTATGGAGATGAGGGGAGTCGAACCCCTGTCCAGAATGTCGATCACACCACCTACATGTCTTTTTGAGTCATACATCAGGACTATACAATCCACTGTATCCAAGAATATCTGATCCCTTTTGTTACTGGCGTTACTTCATGCGGAAACAGATACAGTGCTGGAAATACTAACACACTTCCCTTCTTTATATTGACAGTATGTTCTTCCCAGAATACAAAATCACCGCCTTCAAAGTCATCATTCAAAACTCCCACTACACTGGTAACTGGTATCCCTCTAAATTGTCCTTGAAAGAGAGAATGAATGTGATCGTAGTGAGGACTAAGATAATCGCCAACAGCGTACTTATTGAATTTTATACCAGAGCTAGCTTCCCAGAATGAACCACCGCCCCCTGATCCAACACTATAATAATTATATTTTTCATGGAAGGCATGATGCAACTCCTCATTTATATGTGGTTGTATCATGGATGCCGCTTCTGGGCAATTTACAGTTGACTTCATCTTTGAATCTTTATCAAGATCAACATGTTCATCAGTTGATCCCTGATACCACATGAAGTCATCCCATTCACGAGAATCTAAATGAGACACTATCTCATCACATTCCTGATGAGATAACAAATCATACTCAAATATATGATCTTTAAGATTCGGGTATCTTAGGGGCATCCTTTAACACCTGTTTGCCAGTTTGTTTGGCAATATATGCCGCTAGTTCTGGAGTCTCTTCCCACTCCCATATCTGATTATGTTGTGGGTTCTTCTTTGTTATCGTGTGTGTGCGTTTTACCATTTTCAACCTCCTCGGATAATAGTGCGATTTCATGTTCAAGACCAATGATTCTAAGTTCTGCATCACTAGCCGCTCTTTCCAGAGCCCTTACGGAGTGAGATATTTTTGCAATCTCCTTACCGAAGGCATCAATGTTTTGAAGTAATAGATTGTTTCCAAAACTCTGAGGATGCCCTTGTTCAGCGTAGGCAGTATCTTCTACTTCCTCGCATTTCTGGAGGTACTCCTCCTTTGTCATTCTGTTTTTCTTTGTGTCAGTCACGAGTATTCCATGTAAAGGTTTCCAGATATTGTAGATCCCTCATTGCCAGAGTTGACCATGTGCATGAGGAATGATGGGAATATAATGATACTCCCAGGCCCAAGATTAGGCTTATAGTCTAACGGAAAATATGGATTAGTGCAACCCATATGATTCTGTATATTATGTATTGAAGGATTAAAGAATGCTGTTCTCGATGTTACATCAATATAAATTACAAAACTCCACTGACTTTTAGGGTGTATGTGAGCATCCTGATAGTGATGTTTTTCATAGACATTTTTCCATATATGACCAAACCTTGCGTTCTTTCCCATCAAATCTGCTGGGTGCAAGTTCCTCTCTATAACTTCAGACAGATATCTCCATATATCCTCTGGGATTAGTTCTTGTTTTTGTGATGAGAAAGTAGAAGGAACACCAGAATCCCACGTTGGTTCTAGTGGGGCTCGGGGAATGATATCAAATTTAGTTACATCAACCTTATCTTCAAAGATAGGTATTCCAAATAGTTCTTTTTTCATTTTGAAGGTAAAGGCACTTTTCTCATTGTTTTATATACTAGACTGGATCTTAGTCCACGATACTTTTCATTTGGTGGCATACCATGATGCCATATATTTCCCTTAAAAAATACAACTCTGCCTGGGGCAGGGTCTATTCCTTGCCACTCATCATTTAATTTATACATCAGTTGTCCACCCCACTCTGGATTCCACTCCTTGTTTATATAATAACAGAAACTGAGGCCATTGTCACATGTACAATCCTGATGTGGTGTTGTGTTATGTATCCACTGTTGTCCGTTTATCATTATCTCTCCCAGTTCTACTTCAAATGGTAGAGTATTCATAATGGCACTGTAGATCATTTTAAAGGCACTATCCTGTGCGATATCATTTCTGTCTGGAGGAAATATCTGTTGTTTTAAGGCTGGCGCCTCTTCCCATGTAGGATCTGCACCTACATCTCTACCATCTTCAGCATATCCGCTGGTGTGTCCCCAGAACCAGTTATATCCTGTCATCACCATATCATGAACATGGTGAACAAACCAAGGCGGAAAGGCATAGTCTACAACATATATCTCGTCTTTCGATAAGTCATACTTAGACCAATCTAAAAATTCTTGTCGGCAATCAATATGTATCATGTGGTATGCTTTTCAATTCACTTTCGGGTAGAGGTTCAAAAGGTTTCCTCAAACTTTTTCTAATGTCATTGTGTAATCTTTCAACTGATGAAGGTAATCCCTGTTGCCCAGGCAATTCACCTTCTGTTGTTGCTGTTACATCTACGATGTGTGGTGGCAGTGGTTTAGGAGCATCTATCCTCCTGTAAGTAAACCCCTCACCCTCATGTAATTCTAGAGTTCTGATTGCATACTTTTCATGGCTGCAATCACAATACTTTTGTCCTAGACTATCATAAACAGTCCAAAATGGGTAGAAATGTTCTGGTATCATGTTGTAATTCCGACTTCAGGCCAATTAAAGTCCTCTATGGTTTCTGCTTGTGATAATTGTCTCTTAGCTTTAGCATTGTTGAACCCTATTGCCTGTAGGTATCCCCATGCTTTTGTTTCGTCATCATTTCTTAGTTGTCTCAACGAGTCTGCTCCATTTATATAGTGATTTATCTTAGGTGAATTTGCAATAATAAGATTTTGCAGTTCGGTTTCTGCATCAATAATTGCAGTATCATAAGTGCCGCAATCACTTGGAATATTTCCGCCTGGAGGGTTTCCTGTATACCCTATACCAGCACCAACAGTTGCACCCACACCCACAATAACTCTCTGTCCTAAAGTTGCGTGTGTAGTAGTTACATCCCCATCAGCATCTCTTCTTGATATAGTAGGCCACTGAGTAGTGCCAATATAATATTCTACTCTACCAGCACCTACAGCTGGTTCTGGATCTTCAATGATCTCTCTCCACTGTGCAGTAATATCTGGATCTCCATTGTTGATCAATTCTAATATATGTCCTTTTCCTATATTAGCACCCCTCGCTATACCTATCTCTACTGGGTCTATCGGATTCTTAGTAGATTCAAACTCTATGTCAGATACATCTCCAGGCCTGATGATTATAAAAGAACTACTAATACCTGTAGCATTGGGAGCAGCACTTAGATCTGCGTAATAGTATGATGATACGACTCCAACATAGAATGATGTTCCTATGTCTTTGTTGATGTTATTAGTGATCGCATTACTTAGAGTTGCAAAGTCTAGAGTTACTTCTATACCTGTAGTAATACCAGCGTCGTTCACGAAAGTTACGATACCAACCGCAGTTCCAAATCCTGTAATGGTAGTTCCAGAAGCAATAATACCAGCACCACTTCTGTCTGGGGCACCATAAACTTCATCTCCAATACTGAAATCAGTTATAAATCCTATTCTTTTATCTCCATATATTTTATTATCACCTGATGTACAAAATCCACTCACCGCATAATTGTATTTGGCGTAGTTAGTAAGTCCAAAACCAGTTATAGATGTTCCAGCTCCTGCTTGAAATATGTAAGGATATGATAATGAGTCTGTTATAAAATCTCCTGTCTTGATACCAGAAAGTCTACCTGTAGTAAATCCAGTTAGAGTTTCTGCATCAGCATCAAATATAGTCAAAATCTTACTACCCACATTTGCATCAGCATTATCAATAGTTTCTACTACGTTAGATCCGTACTCTCTATTCTTTGGGAACTTATAATATTTTGGGCCATAGTATCCTAAGAATTGAAATGTGGCTGGGTCTTTTTGGACTTCATATACAACTGCGTCATTATCATTTAACTCTGTTGTTCCTACTTGTATCCACGCTAAATCACTTCTACATCCATGAGATACTCTATCAAGATATGCTTTTTGTACTTGATCAATTTGATAATTGATAGGAGGCAACAATGGTTGAATTTTATTATCTAATTTAATAATCAAATCATCATACTCGTCGATGATTACATCAATTAGAGCCAGTTGTTCATTAAGAACCACTGTCTCATCTGTTACTTGTTTTCTACTATCTCGTAGTCTCTTAGCAATTAATTTTGGATCAGCAGTCATTCTGTAGCTCCTTCGTATTCTGTTACCAATTTCTTCACATCTTTGCGTTCAGCATAGACTGTGTAACTACAACGTATTGTATGTACGTTGAAACCATGTGGATTGACTAATATACTTATTTTGTCTTTCATTCTAGCAATAGCATAACATAAATTTTGATGAGATCCAATAGGTGTTAACTGAACTGTAATAGTCCTATCATCTACAAGATCTTTCCAATAGTAAGGGAGTTCTATCTCATTAGTTCCTTGTAACTCTCCTCTAAAATATACACCTATCTCAGGCCCTTCCAGACAAGAGTATCTCAACCTATGTGGGAACTCTTTACTTGGATGTGGTATATCAAAAAACTTAAATGGTGCAGCAACACTACCAAACTTACCAAAGGCTGCAGTTATGTTTGGAGTTCTTATCATTCCCCCAACAACCATTGCACCACCTATGGTTACACCAGCAGCGACGTTTAAACTTGCATTGATCGTGACTAAACCATTACAAACAGTAAGTCCATTATTTGTACTATTACCATTTGTTATACTCGTGGAGTTCCTAATTGTAGGAGCAAACTTAGTGCATAAGGCAAAGTAATTATTGAGTGTAAAGAAGTTGGTTATACCTGTCCTAAAAATAGAAATACCATCAACTTGTAGAGAAGTTGGTGCTGGAATATTCATAGGAGGGCCGATCATGACCGCAGCCTGTGGTATTCCAATGTTAGGAACTAATCCAAAGAAGCATGGTCCATTAGCAGAAACTGTGCCTGGAAATACTTTTGGTACGCCTGGTAAAAAAGAAGTATCTAATGCTCCTACAACAACTTTATCACCTATATTTTGTATAGAAGAGGTATGTGCCATTTAACCTAAGAAATCTTTGAATCTATCGCTGAATGAAAGAATCATTCCTAAGAAACCACCTTGTTTTGAATCTGTTTGAGTTCCAGATGAAAGTTCCACACCACCAGATTGATCTACGAAGTTACCACCCATACTCAATGTTTTCTTTCCTAAAACATTTGTAAGATTACCATCAAGGTCAATGATAGGAGCCTTAGTATAGATGTGTTTAGTTGCTTTTATGGTCATTTCACCATCAGCATCATTAGTGGCATGAAGTCTTATATTTCTTGCTCGTAACTCAATATCTCCATCTTGTGCTTCAATTAAGATATTACCATACTCAGCAGAGATTATCTTTGCAAAATCTCCTTCATCTACCTTTAATCCTACAGTTTCATAGGAACAACCATTTACAACTAACTTCTGTAAACCATCTTTATAAAAGGCAATACCTTGAATCTCGTCAGTCATTACTGAGTAATCAGTATATTTACCTTTCAAATCTCCATCAGGAATTTTTATCCCAGAAGTAACTCGGAAGCCTGGATAGGTTGAATGATACTCTTTAGTCTTAGGCGTTTGTTTGTCTATATTATCACTCATTTAGTATCCTCCGCCATAGCCACCGCCGCCTTGCGACCCTCCACCTGATCCCGAAGACCCGCCGCCACTAGGAGGAGTAGAAGGAGGAGTAGGAGGCTCTTGTTGAGGAGTTGTACTACTGGTTTCTGTAGTTGGAGTAGTTGTTTGAGGTGTTGTTGTAGTTGAACTAGTATCACTTGTGTTAGTTTCACTTGTGACAGTGGAGTCGGAAACATTGGCTTGTGGGGTCTGAGTATCAGTTGTTCTGGGTTGAGTATAAGTCACTGGCGCTGCCTGCCCTAAACTCTCTTCCTTCGTGTTATATATTACAGCATGAGGCTCATTTATATGAACTTTTCCTACCATTCTAACACCTGTTGATGGGTGAACGTGGAAGTCACCATAGTAGGGATTACCATTAACCCAACCAACTTGTGTCTTACCTAAACCATATACACAATCTATAACTTTAATGTAGAGATTTCCGCCAGCTTTAGCAGCATCTGGTGTAGGTATTCCTGTCCTACCGCCGCCAAATCCACCATCAATATTTGGAGCAGTTCCACTATCAGAAACAAAGTCAGGACTATAGGATATAACAGGAAGTAACTCCGCTCCTAATCCAGTTCTTGTGTTTATTGTGACATCTGGTACTACTTTATGTTTATCTTGACAATTTATATTATTGATTCCAGCAATAGATCCAGCTGGAGTTAAAACTAAATCGAATGTACATGCACCAACTTGTCCATTGTCTCCTGACGTATATCCAATTCCAGGCCTGTATGGAATCAAAGTGGTAACAATACCAACTGCTTCGCTTCCTATTCCAGAAACTCCTTTAGTGGTAAAGTTATAAGTATCTGTTCTACCTATACCAGCGAACTGGTTATCTGCCATATCTAAGAATGATCCTTCCGACATTGTAATAAAATAGTCAGTACCACCTCTTAGATCATTCTTAGGATCTATTCTGATGATTCTATCTGATAAAAATTCTATTCTATTACTCTTTACATTAATCCTTTCATGAACAACGTTGGTTAGTGATTCTGTTATGACTACCTCTCCCTTTCCTTTGACGATTGGTTCATTGAAAGTAACCGAAAGAGATACAGATGTCTGAACACCAACCGCATCATCAGCTGGAGTTGTGAATGTTATGAATGGATTTTCTTCATCAGTATCCTCTGTAACAGGATATTTTGGAGGGATAACATTTGTTGATGTACAATATCCAAATCCAGGCGATATCATATAAACATCTACAACTTTACCCTCATCATCTATAATTGCTTTCGCTCTTGCTCCACCACCATGTCTAGTCTTATCAATAATCGAGATTGTTGGTGTATCAGTATAATTTCTGCCTGGTTCAATAATCTCTAGTGTTAATATACTTCCATCTATTGAGGAAACAATAGGAATTAAAACTGCGGTCTTTGTTCCATTTCCAAGAACTTCTACTTTTGGAGGGATACACTCACTCCAAGTAAAGCCTGGCGGAACTGACATGGCCAAATCATCCTGAGTCTGAGGATTATTAGTTTTATTATTACAATCAAAGAACTCTACCGCTCCTCCACCCATCATACTAAGAAGAGAGAATCTCGCTCTTGCATCGTAAACTCCCGAACCAGATTCATTATCACCTGAGAAACCAGATGTATCAGCAAAGTTTTCTAATTTCTTCAATATTTCTACATTATCTAATACACTCTCCATGTCAGGAGATGGCAATTTAGATTTTCCATTTCCTTGTGTCCAATCATCATATTCCTTACATGTTAAACCAGTGCATGATAGGAATGATAATAACATATCAACATAACTGCTTATCTTCCCAAATAAACCAGCAACCTTTCCTAGTGAACCACTTAACCAATCTAATCCGTCTAGTATTGGTTTGAGCATTTTATTCACTGTGTCATATACACTTGCCAAAAGGTTTGCCACTGCCTGTTCAATAGCACAAACTGTTGGGTTTATCGCTTTACCAATCATATCTGTCAACATGTCCTTTATCAGGTCGAACAGATCGTTGAAACCAGTATCAAATAAACAGAAGATTATATCCAGAATCTTTTGTACAGCCTTGGAGATGAATGGTTTTTGTGGTTCTGGGACTATTAGTGCTTGTAGATTTCTAAATTGTTTTGATATAAAATTCATGACCTTTTCTCTAATAAGGTTCATGATCTTTTTCATTGCAGCACTTATCAACCTAGCAACCTTACCAGTTAGTCTCTTAATATCTTTTATTGTGTTCTGTGCTACATCAATATATTCTCCAGCAAACTCACTCAAAGAGTTTACAGTGGTTAGAAAACTACCTATCTTATGTGCTATGTCTCCTACAGCATCATCCTTACAACCATTGTTGAGTTTATGTGGACCTGTTTGTACATTACTAAAAGTCTGATCTATCTTTCTTTCTTTACTTACCCCTTCTCCACCCTCTTCTAGTTCGCCTGGTGAATTCTGTTGTTCTTTACCAACCTTGTTCTCGGTATTCTTTGTATTCTGATTAAAAGTTCTTACTTCATGTCCGAAGGTTGGGTCTATTGTAGTAGTGTAATCGTCCTGATCCCCACCAATTTCAGTATTTCCGTCTGGTGGCATTGTTGTTTGTCCACCTATTTTCCTACCACTAGCCACTCCAAAAGCATTTGCCTCTGTAGCGGCAATATCATCTACATTAGTAGGACCATATCCAGACTTCCTGTTTTGTCTTGCTAATGCACCGAATATAACTGGTTGTTGTGCTTCCTCACCATCCATAAAGAAACCAAAAACAGTTTCTCCCCCAACCATTCTTGAACTCTGACCAAAACAACCTTGACCAGCTCCAGAAGTCGCATCTACTAAGACATGAGCCCAAGGCAAATCTTCTTCAGGCAGTACTTCTGAGTCAAATGGATGATACCCTATTATTCTGACTTTACATCTGTATGCCCATCCAGCATCCGTATCGGTGGCTTCGTTACGCCAGACATCGGAATCAGCGACTCTGCCAATCCACCATACGAATCCATCTCGTCCAACAAAGTTGGTCTTTAAAAGGGCACTGTCCAGCATTAGTCGTCATAAACCAAGCATTCTGGTTCGTCTGGGTGCATATCACAAAATAGTTCTAGTGCATTGGGGTCATGATGATCGCCTGCTTTGATTTCATCTTTGTGATGATCTGCGTATGTTTCTAGTTCCTCTAGTTCTACCTTAGCATGTCTGCGTGCTGCAGGGCTTGCTAGGGGATCTTCTACGATCTTTTTATCTTTTTCTATGTGTTTTTCTATTGATTCCATAGTTTCTCCTATTGTATTCCATATGAATCTCGTATGAGATTTAGGGATGTTGTATTTGTCCCTTCATTTAACTCAAAGTGGTGTCTTAAAGCTCTAATGAGATAAAATCCACTGAGTTCTGTGTCAACTGTCTTACTTCCTCTTCCACCTGATTCCTCAGGTCCTACAGAGGGAACAACAATCTTTATCACTCTACCAACCCTTAGGCTGATGTTACATGGTATAACTATATTTAGTGACTGTTGGAAGAGCAATGAATACCTAGCAAAAGATTTTGCCATATCGGTATTATCTCTCCCCGAATCCACCACTTCATCATCAACTTTTGTTAATTCTGGATCCCACATTCCTGTGTCACCAATTCTTACCAAAACTCTTGAAGCAAATTTGGAAATATCCCCTTGTGGTATGGGAACATTGTCACCAGCAGTCTTTATGTTATCACCAATTTCTTCCTTTAGATTGAACAAATACGCATCTGCTTTCCATGTTAATGGATTATAGAAGTATGTCAAGTTACCATACATTCCAACTCTTAAATTTTTCTGTAGATTTGTAGTTTTGTCTGTATAATGTTTAATTATTTGCTTTTCATTCTCACTTCCATCTCTACTAATAGTGCTTGAAAATGTGTATGTTTCTACACCTCTTTCTTTTAATTCTTTGCTGTCTGTTGGATATTCTATCTGTGTTGCATCAACTAATCTATCAACAGATCTAAAGTTAAACCCTTTGTAATCTTCATAAAATACATATCCAGCAGTTCCCTTTGCTTCACTTCCAGCAGTTCCTTTAACTCCACTTGTGCTGGGAATGGCCTTAGGGCATAACCATGTAAGAGTGTGAAAAGGTTTTCTATTATTTCCCATGAATCCATATGAAGTTACTGTATCTTCAACTTCTACTATTCTATCAGGATCTACTTGAAGGACTTCTTCTAAGATAGTCTGTACATGTGTGCTGATGGGAACTCTTGGGTATCTAACTTGACATCTAGCAGTTTCATTCTTTAAATTTTCTAAAGTAGAACACCTTAAAGTAAATATCTCCTGTCCTTCTGTTTGTGTCAACCCTTCAATTCCAATAACATATAAAGGATTCTTATCCTCATCTCCAAAAGTTATATCACCATAAGAAGTTCCTATTACAAGATCTATTCTTTCATAACCTCTGATAGGAACTAAACTATACAGACCAGCTGTATTGGATATTTTTAAATTAACTGTTATGGATGGCGATAATAGATCCTCATAATAATCAAATGCTACAACCGATGCTGTAATATCAAGAGCATCAGTGCTATTCTTAGATCCATCATCAGATCCACCTTTTTTAAAAACAATCTCTTGCTCAGGTGTAATTATAACTTTTTTAAATTGTGTTTTTAAAATTGATGACATTAACTAGCACCTAAACTTTGAATTGTTAACTGAGAGATCATAGCATTTGTATCGGCTGGTAAGAATATAATATCCTGTATGCCAGAACCGCTAGGTGAAAATGCTTGTTGTAGAGGCATTTGTGGTTTTTCAACATTAGGAGGTATCATTACAATCGACTCTGATCCTTCCCCTCCTCCCATTGGAGAATCATAATCCATATACTGTTGAGGTATTGTCATCTTATCAACGATTGCATCAGGAGAAATTTCAGCAGATGACACATCACTCTTCACATTTTTATCTCTTAACTGAATAACTTTTGCAGCAGCTTCCACCTTAGTTATACTACCATCATTATTTGCATCTAAACCTTTATTTGCTTCATATCTTCCTTCAAATTTCTTACTAATCGCACCTTCACCAAAAAGAACGAAGTCATCTGGTTTACCCACAGCAACAGGGAATAATACACTCATGTACAAATCAGATATATCTGCACCTTCTGGGCCTATACGACCTTCTAAATTGGTTTTGAGATACTTATCAACGTATTCCAACTGTTGTGATCTAGACATTTCTGATAGTTCTTCTGTAGTCGTTCCTAAAGACTCAGCAGTATCAGGCATGAATTGTATTAGACCTGTGGCACCAGAACCAGCCATGTTTTTTGTTGCTGGATCAAATGTTCCACCAGTTTCAAAGTCCATCATAGCAAGAAGATCATTCTGTGGAATATTATACTTCTGAGACAGATCAGATATACCTGACATAAACTTCTCATCCCCTGCAACCTCTGGCGGTAAATCATAAGTCATTTCTGATTGAGGTTCTACCTCATCTCCCATCACTGTTTGAAGTGGTTGGGCTTTAGTTAAATGAACTGGAACTGTTTTACTCTCTTCCTCTTTCTGGAAAGGTAGAAGGCCTTCTACAACCTCTTTATCGTCCTTCTTAGCAAAGGGATTCTTTATACCCATCCATTTAGGTCCCAAATATCCATCATCCTTCTCACTTCCAATAACATCTCTAACAACATTTGCTGCATCAGAATTATTAATAGCAGATGCAATTTCTTTTGTTTTTTCTATAACTTTATCAGTAGTGTCTGTTATGAAGTTCCATACTTTTTCTACTAAATGAGGGCCTCCTCCAAACAACTTACCTTGTTTAGATAAGAAGATAAACTTATCAATAGCAACTTCAAAACCATCAATATCTAATCCCTTTTTCTTTCTAGCAATAAATTTTTTATTGTCAGGTTTCTCTTCCTCACCCTCACCCTCTTCTGCTTTGGGTTTTAGTTGTTCTGGATCTTCTTTCTTCTTTGTACTCAGTTCTGATTCTTGTTTTGTTGTCGCCTCTTTGTTGTCATCTGCATTTTCATTAACTTTCTTCAATCCATCATCTACCTCTGACCTCTCTGCTTTTAAATCTTTTTTCATAGCTTCCTCATCACCACCGTATTGTTGGTTGAGAACATCTGTTGATGAAGATGCTTTTGCTCTACCCATTGCACCACCTAAAACTACAGGAAGAAGCAAAGCACTACCAAGTATAAGTTTACCAAACTTTTTACTCTTACCGCCTTGAAAAGTTCTTGCAAACTTTCTTGCTTTCTTTAACGTAGACTGACTTGGTATGTCACCAGTAATGTTTTTACTAGTGGTTCCCATGAAACGAGAAAACCTTGATATAACACTCTCTGCCTTATCTACAGCACCCTGAGCTTTCTTTTTTACTGTTGCTATTGCTGCTTTACTCATTACATTGCATCCACTATATTAAATACGGATCTAGAATATTGAATATGAATATTACTCATATCAATAGCTGGAAGAATGGGAACTACATTCTTTGTGGCATTCTGTGTTCTCTGTATAGGACTTTGGCCAGCTCTTCTTTTCTTATCCTGTGCTGGTAAAGGAATAGGAAGTATTCCACCCTCAGCAGATCCACCACCTTTTCCAGAGGATTGTATAGCTGGTTGGGAGATATCCTTAGATATTTCTAGTTTACCAGCAGCACCTGATGCTGCTGGTTCTATTGTAGAATCTTTGTCCTTTCCTTTTCCTCTTGTTCTTCCTCCCGCTGATTCTATAGTCTTTTCAGTTTTGCCTCCCAATTTGTTTGCAATGAACTCTCCACCCTTGATTATACCACCAGCCATAATACCCATAGGTGTTAGTCCGATCACTTGGCCTGCAAGAGATAACATATCCTTTTTACCTGGCTCACCCTGAGATCCTAAAGCACCTCTACCCCCTTTGCCACCATCTTCTCCTCTATCTCCCTTAAGAAATCTCTTAAGACCGTCCATCTTAGTTCCACGTTCATCAAAATCAAATCTGTTGCCAGTGACATTATCCAACATACCAGCTAGAACCCTCTTCAATCCCTGTGGTTTTTCTTCTACTGCAGCTGGTTCTATTTTAGAATCGACTGTATCCTTCGTCTCCTGTGATCCTTCCTGAGTCGGAGTGATAATCATCTTACCACCTTCTTCTATCTTCAACAAGGCGTTAGGAGACTTACCTCCCATGGCTTCATCCTGTGGTTCTACTTTAGATTCAGTGGTAGTAGTGGTTGTGTCTGTTCCTTCTGTTGTTTCTTCTTGTTCATCTTCTGGCTCCTCGTCTTTTCGTCTACGTTGTTTCCTCTCTATCATATTAAGTTCACTTTGGAACTTTTCTATAATCTCATTAAATCTATCCCCATCTATCTTACTTGCATCTTGTTTTCTCTTTTCAAGTCCTCTTTTTACTGCCCCAAAGGCTTTCCCTGCAAGTAAACCACCAGCAGCAAGAACACCAGCACCTAAGGCCATCTTACCACCAACCGCAGCGATACCCATAGCAGCTGGTGCTGCCTTGATTGCCATTGCCAACAATCCAACCTTTGCAATATTCTTTATAAGACCTTTAAAGAATCCTCCACTACTTCTGGGTTTGGCTTTCGCCATTTTATTAATTAAGTCAACAATTATACCCTTAGCTTCCTTCAAGAACTCCAAGTTCCTCTGTAAAGATCCCTTCAACCCACCTAAACCAGAAGCAAAACTCTTTAATGAATTCAATCCACCATCAAATATTTTTCCTAGAAGAGCATTAGGATCAAATTGATTTACCTTTGAGGTTACTGACTTAGCGAGTTTAGGAACAAGAGTCTGAACTCTATTCTCTACAAGTCTCCTTACTTTCCTTACACCACCCTGTTTTAAATCTGGTCTTATAGGTTCTAGACTTTTAACATTTAAGAGAGAGTTCTTTCCCTTTACTCTACTCTGTTGTAGACCTTTTACTCCACCCTTGACACTTTTTAGTAGACTTTCTTTTTTTCCCTTTAAAAATTTGCCAGGATTAATCTTCTTCGTTGCCTTCCCGACATTTTTTAAGATAGATCCCAATTTAGCCATTTTTGATTGATGCTTCTCTAGCTTTTTGTTTTAGGTTTTCTTCTTCAATGTGTAATCTAAGTAATCCAACATAGATATCCCTTTCCCAAGGCGGCATATTCTCAATTTCTGCTAGAGAATATTTATGGAACTGCATGAGAGCAAAATTGATTCGGAAGTATGTCTCAAGATTCATATGAGACATACCTAGGCGAAAAAATCCGTTAGCCCCTCTAGTATTACAGTGTTTTCTTTCTTGGTGTTAGGATTGACTACTTTTAAAGTATGTTGTAGTTTGGGCATAGTCTCAAAGAACTTTTCAATCTTTGCGAACTGTGCTGATGTCAATGATTCGACCCATTCTTTGAGTTCTTTTTTAGTACACTCAGTTGCTGAGAACATATCTTTCTCATTATATACCATGTCAATACATGATGCTATAATATCAAATGACTGTTCAACAGTGTCCTTATCATCTGTAAAATTGTTTTCAATAAACTGACTAAGAGAAGGATACTTCATCTTAACAGTATATCCATCGCCAATTTCAATATCTGTAGTATGTTCCTCTGATGTAATGACTTCTATATCATTGATAGGAACATTGACTGAAACCTCAGTCTTTCCATCATCTCCACATGTGACAATTAGATCTATTGATTCACCAACAGACTTTCCACGAATATTCAAAAACAAATATTCAATATCAAAGGCAGGGAGTTGTTCTACCTTGATCCCTCTCGTAATTACACAGGCTTTTATGACCTGTTTAACTGCGTTAGTGATCTCTTTTTGGTTTCCACTTTCTAAAGCAAGTATGAGTATTTTTTCTTCTTTTACCAAAAACGGTCTGTACTTTACAGTCTTTCCGTTTGAAGGTAATACCAATTCATGCTCAGAGGTTGTAATCTTGGGTAAAGGCATAATAAGTAATTATTCTTTATTATTTAGAGGGGTTTTACGGCCTCCATTTTAACATCTATCTTACCATAATAGACTCCTAAGAATCCATTTGGACACATGGCAACTGCTTCTGGGTGTGACTCAAGAAGTTCTTGTGCCAACACTCCACGATATCTCTGTGATTTACCAATGTAATTCCATTCATAAACATTGATACCAGATGGTGAGTTACCTACCTTAATGATATTTTCTTTGAGTTTCACATCACTCGCCATGGGACCATTTTCTTGGCCAGCTGGAGCAGTATTTGCAATTGGAACATTTGCCTTATTACTACCATCACTAAGTACTTCACCTTGCCTACCAGCATCAGCATTTGCTGGATCACTGCGATCTGTTTGGGTATTGCCAGTTTTTGATTGGTTAGTTACTATAATATATCTGTCATAAGCAAATTCTACTGTTACTTGTAAAACTGTTGAGTTCTGATAAGTTAACGCTACATCCTGTATAGATGTAGGAAAAGCATTTATAAATTTATAACTTATCGCTTCTGGGTCGAACGCACCATACTTCTTATTCATTTGGAATCGTTCTTCATCACTGAGTACTCGTACGAATGGATTGTCATTACCCTGTTCATCTTTTGGGGTAGTAGTATAAGTGTTTAATTGGGATTGGGTTGCACCCACATTCCTTTCAAATTTAGTAATAGTTAAACTTTTCTTATATTCATTTGGATATCTGAATCTATGAAAGGAATTTGAATCGGTTGCATTTGGGTATCCAGATGGATATCCACTAGTGAGTCTTACATCGTTAGCACCTGATCCAGTAAACCCAGCTTTGTAGTACAGTGGGTTCATGAAATTAATCCACTCTTGGAATAATCTCAAAGAAGTGTAATCTGATGGGATATAGTAAGTTATAGCAATATCATTGTATGCTCTCTGTGTGGCAAATCTCTCAGTTATACCTTGTCTACTTCCTTGTTCAGTTAAAGTAGACATCGCTGTTCCAGGCAATATTGCTTCTGTTGCTAACAAAGAATACCTACGCATAGCAGCTGGAGTATCCATTACTCCGCATGATGCCAACCAATTTTCTAAACTCTCTTCAGCACCTTCTGAATTACTAGTTCCCATTGCTAAATCTAGGTTAACAATATAAAAGCTAGAAAGAGCGGGAGCTCCCAATGCAGTTTGGAAATCTTCTTGAAATGCAAGATCAAATTGACCTCTTTCGATGGAATCAGGTGTAGTGCCTGCATTAAATGGTCTTATCTTCTGAAAATAATTCTTATTCGTCTGTCTATCTACTGCCATCTAAATAAAGTTATGACTTACCATACTATGTATATGGCTTATAAAGGAAAA